ATTCGCCGCCGCGCCCAAGAAATGCTCGGTGAGAGAGTCACATCTGAAGCAACGAGCCGCATCGGCGGTCTTGGTCGACGAATCCGACAACGTGAAGTTCCGCATAGTGGAGTTCAGGCGGTTGGTTCTCGACTGTTGAACTCTGACCAAGCAGAAAGGCTTTTCCGTAGGGCTGGCCTCGACTCAAACGACATCGACAACATTCGTTTCGTTGGCGAAATGGCGGCTGCGTTCGGAACCTCTGGCCCAGCCGGTGTTGGCCTTGTTCTTGCTCGCCGTGGCAGTCGTGAAGCGATCGAACTTGGCGTGCAAAAAGCCGTCGAGCAGGGGTGGCTTACAGATACTCAAGCGCGTCGCATTATGCGAGCCGCAGACACTGTTGCCCCCGAAGGTTTGCCGGATGAAATTACAGCAGCCATTGGCGATACAGCCAGAGACGTTTGGGACTCTGCCGCCGCCGACAAAGCGCGTGCGCTTGGCGAAGCCGCTGCTCAACGCGTTCGTGAACTAGACATCGTTGACCGAGGAATGGACGTCTTCGACAGCGCAAGAGACAGGATTCTCGGTCGCGGATCCGAACCAGACACCCCCGCTCTTCCTGCGTCTTCAGGGACATGGGATCCATTCGGCGGCATGGCGTCACGACGGGGAAGCATCCGCAGCGAGGTTCCTGCTCTTCGAGGTGAGAACCCAGAACAGTTGAGGCGACTTGGTCTTGACATGTCACATAACCCGGATTCGATTGACCAGACTTATTATCAAAACATTGTTGATATTGCTGGCGACATTCGCCTTCCTGACCCGTGGGGTGAGGGACAAGGCAAAACAATTCGCGAATCCTTCACTCAAACAAACTATAAGGATGAAACGTATTTTTCTTCCTACTCGGGCGACCTCGATTACGCGATCGAAGCGGTGCAAGCCTCCGATTTGAGCGATGAAGATAAAGCCCGAGTTGTCGAAGACCTGCAAACCGTTAAAGGGCTGTCTCAGTTGGCAGGCGTTGGAATGTCAACATCAAAGCCGCCGGGTCGTAGCCGAGATCCTTTTGGTGACGATGGGCCAGAAGCAGAATTTGTGCCGCCGACCGCTGAACAACTCGACCAGCAGATCGACGAAATTTTCGATTCGATGCCAGAATCTTTCTTCGAAAATTTTGGCTCGGTACTCGCTGATTTCCAGAAGCGAAAAGAAACACGTGAGCGCAGAGAAAAAACTCAACGTGAGGTTGAGTCTGAGTTGACGCGGTCAGAAGCCCGTATTGGATACTTCCGGCTCCTTGACGAAAACGATGTCCTTGACCGCACAGCACCAGTCGGTGAAGCAACAGTTGCGCGACCACACAATCCAGACCACGAACCAAGTGTGCCTGACCCAGACACGTTGCGATCTATCGACGATCTTGTACAACTCAGCAAGGATGGCATGGTTGTCGCTGACAGCCTGCTCAAGCCAGAACATCGTGAAGAACTCCGCAAACTGCTACTTGAGAACCCGCGAGTTAAAGCAGCATTGGACTTAATCCGTGAACGCGTCGCTTCCGGTGGGTACCTAGACGACGACGACATAGAAGTAGAAACTCGGTCGGGGGCATACTACGCAGGACGAGAACTGGTAGATGCCTTGGTACATGCGCGAGGCATGGATGCAGCAGCAACTCTTCTGACAGACGACGAAATTGACGTCTTGAGATACGTCGATGGGTGGACCCCTGTCTCGCGTGGCGGCAACCCGGAAATGGCGCGTCGTCATATTGAGGGAGATGGTTACCCGATTGGCGAAGGCGTTGATGGCGCCGGTGTTTACTTCGCTGTACAGGGAGGAACCGAACGAATGGGCATCAATGAACACTTTGATGCTGCCGTATACGCTGGAGAAAATGGTGCTGTGATGCAAGGCGTCGTTTCGCCCTCTGCACGTTTTGCCGGTCCGAATGCCATAGCGACTCAGCGCGAGGCATATCGCCTAGAGGTGCAAGCGGGCATACCCCAGAACTACAGTGAAGGCGCTAACCCTTTACTTGACTTGCGTCGCGAACTGGTCGCCTCTGGCGATACCGAAATGGTCGAAGCATTGGACTTGATGGTCGGCACAGCGTCATCAGACAACAATGGGGAGTTCCCGAACGGCTCTGCGGTAATTGCGCTTCTTCAAGGTTACGATGGGCTCGCCAGTTATGGCTCCAACTCCGCAGACAACCGCGTCATTTTGTACAACCGTTCAGCGGTTTTGCTGTCTAGCAACTTGTTAAGTGCCGATCAATATAATGAATTGAAGCCGTGGGAAAAACTGGAGGTGCGAGCCAAAGCGCTCGCCGAAGCACACAATCTGCCTGTCGGTCTTGAGGGAGCGGAACGAACAGAGTGGATTCTGCAAGAAACAGAACGCAGGCTGGGAGAACTCGGATGATTGACGACAGCACCAAATGGGGACGTGACGACGACGTCAAAAAATTTCTTGCGACCGAAAGTATGCAGGTTGTAAAGCGTAAGGACCCTGAATCGATTGCGTATTTCGTTACGGCCTTCCAAGAACGCGCAAAACCAGAAGACGTTCTCGAACAGCACCGTGACTGGTATGAGGCTGCCATGAAGGAATATGAATCATGAAGGCGGTGATGGTCGGTCGTGTGTCTGGTGGCAACTTGTTCTATGTCATTGACGGGGACACCGATGGCGCAATCGTCACTCCTTCTCGTGATGTCAAGCCTGTCAGTTTTTTGTCTTTCGTAACCCGCAAGAAAGTGAGCCGGATTACGAATAGTAAGTTCCATAAATTTTTATGGGATGGAGTTGACAAACCCAACGACCGGTGGGAAAACATTGTCGTGTACAAGGTGCAACAGGTGCCGGAGCACATGCTCGCTGGCGTCGACGTGCTCTCCAACCTTGAAGCCAAGAAAAAAGATGCCCGCTACGACGCGATAAACGAAAAAATCGAAATCATCGACACATTTAAAGTTGCGATTGAAACAGGTTTCCACGAAAAAGCACTTGGACCCCGCATTCGCCCAGCACGGTTCGATCCCAACGCCGAAGATGGCGATGGTGACGGCATTGTTCAGGACGGAACTACATTTGCGAGACCAGCGACTCCCGGCACTAAACCGGCACGTCGCGCCCGACGAGTGCAACGAGCAGCCAATGCGATGTCTAGGGACAGCGGCATGGCGGCACGCCGCAGTTATCTCCCGAGGGTTGGTGTAATTGAGAGATTCAAGTCGCGTGACAAAAAGTTTTACCGTGACCGTTACGCAAAGCAGTCCAAACGAGTTGACGATGCCTTCAACGGTGGAAAGCCGCTAAAGACGTACGGCGACATCGCTTCTGCATTTACGCGGGCGCATCCGGGTTTCGCCGCAGGAACGTCCATGGCCGACTACGTCGAAATTGGTTTACTCAAAGAGGACGAACCAATCTCGATGGCGCACAAAGAGCACGCATACGCGTTTCTGCTTGGCGTCTTGATGAATCCAAGTATCAAAGACATCGATGTGGAAATCCTTAGCCGTGAATCACGTCGACGTTTAGGCAAGGACCCCATCGAAGGCGCCGATGGCGCAGTGGCGTACGGTGCACGCGGAAAAATTGGTCGCGACCGAAACAAAGTCAACGGGTACAGATGGCGAACCGTTGCCAAGGACCGAAAGCCGCGTCTTGAAATGATGTATGCCGACCAGACGTCGTACGACCAGATAGAGGATGTTCGTGTTTTAGGCAACTTTCAGTTGGAAACACACAAAATGTTCATCACGATGCTCGAAGACACCCCCACAGCATTTTCTGACACAAGCGCCCTTTTGCAGGCATTGCAACAAATCCTTGAAGGGACAGGCACGCAAGAAAATCTCAGTCCGGAAGATACCGACGCGATCAGAAAAGCATGGGAAGAAGCACGGGCAATGGCAGCGCGCAGTGTCAACCTGCACGAAATGACGCACCTTTCCAACTATGCGCAAGCATACAAAGAAGCAATTAAGGACCGAGGAATTGAATCACTTAGCGTAGATGAAGCAATTCAGCAGGGGGTTCTCGAACCGATTGCCGACATGGGAGATGATGCAATTCGCCAAGCGGCAATTAGAAGCGACCTCAGGGAGTTGTCCGTAACCGCGCCAGAAGCGATGTTCCGCTTCGCTGCTGAATATCAAAGGCTTATCCAAAGCACCAATCCACGCGACAAGATACTTCTTCAGCGGCTGGTAACTGAAACTCTCAAAGATCCCGATGGTAACGATCTTAAAAAGGGTGAATCTATTGCTAGATGGCTACAGGCTGTCGGCTGGCCCAAGCCAAACGGCACCCAACATGACGCGGATGACCCTCTGCATGTAGACGATCTCCTGCCCTTCTTCTTCACTCCCGGCGCAGGAGGACGACCAGTCTGGTCCGACAAGGATGATCCCTACTATAAGCGGTCCGCATGGGGCCGAAACACTGCTGCCAGCAAACTTGACTTGGCTAACGGCGGAAGCATGGGCATGATCAAGTTTCAAGAGGTGTGGGACCTCGGGTTGCCGGAAACACGAGGACTACCGGCAATTAGCGTTGAAGATACTCACACCCTCACAAAAGCAGTGGCGCAGGTTGCTACGATGTTTCGTCTAGATCCCGATATTAGTCAATGGGACTTTGATGACTCGATCCCAGTGGTCGGTGGCGCAATTTGGGAGGATAGCCCGGGCATTATGCGGGCAATCATGAGTAGCAACGCGCAGGAATGGCTGGCTAACGCTCTTACCCAAATTTCTATGGACACTTCGATGAGCGACGCGCAAAAAGAACGCCTGAGAGCATACATAGTCGAACAAGCAATCATTGCGCCAAAATTGATGGACGATCTTTCCCCTCGGGAGAAGGCCATCGCTGTGCGTATTGCTAAACTTACAGGTGGTGGAGAGTACGCCTCTTACATGGGGACGTTTACTCATATAGATTCCTTCCAAGGATTATTTTTCAATCAGCGCTACATGGAATTGCTGGCTGAACTCGGCGCCGCAGCACTATTTGGCTCAGAAATCAAAGTTCCAGACGGTTCCGGAATGCGCACTCTGAACGACGTTGAGAAAAAAGTGATGAGCAAGTTGTTGAAGTGGCTATGGCCAGAAGGTGAGTTAACGCTGTGACCGCGCGAGAGAAACATGTCAAATTTATTGAAGACATCCTTGGAGTTCCTTTCCGCGATGCACAGAAGAGTCACAGTCGTGATCAGTTGATTGGCATCTTCCGCGAACTCGAAGATGGTAAAGACCCATACAAAAAAGAACGTCGGAACATCGGCGAAGAATTGGAACGCGCTGGAATATTGATGTCATCCCCGAAAGAGATGTACCGAGACGAGAGGGACACTCAAATTTGGATGATGTTCATCACCGGCGAAGTAATGATCCCGCCGTCTGAAAGAATGGCGAAAAATTTTGACATTTTCGAATTGGCAGCCAAGCGCAACCGTATCATCGGTAACAAATAGACTAAAATAGGTACACCATGGATGAAATCGAAGTCAAGGGACCGCAGGATGTAATTCTAGACCTGCCGCAGGAGCGCATTACCGCGATCACTCGTGGTCGTGGACCCCGTCGCGGCAATTTGGAACGTCTTTTGCGCTACTGGCGCCCGATTATGAAAAAGCCGGGCGGCTTTCGTCGCTGTCGGATCATCCTTGCCGACCACCCCGAGTTGTACCCCTTGGAGCGGATCTGTGCGTGGCTGCACCATGAAACCACCGGCTTGTGGCCCAACGAGGGGTGCCATCACCCCGGCATGAAGAACTGTAAAGGCAAACTCAAGAAAAAGATTTGGACCGACAAGAACTTTGCGCGACGCATGAAAAAGCGTTTCAAAAAAGGAAAGAAGTCCCTTGACGGAGCGTACTGGGAAGATGTCGACGACATGTTTTTCGGCGACTTCCAAGAACGCAAAGAACTTGGGTTTGATGACGAACAGAATCCCGTAGTCACTGAAATGGATTACAAACACGCAATGGACGTGCTTTCCGATTTCATGGAAATGGAATCTGATTTTGTTGCCTATCTGCGTGATTACGACAACTGGGAACTTGAAGGCGAAGACGATAACGGTTCGCTACGCACTGAAGCGTTTGTGAAATCCGAGGAAGATTGCGGGTGTGACTGATGGTTGAGTCATATGTCTACGAACGCGATTTTGGTTGCGAAGCCTGTCCGCCAATCCTGATCAAGAGGACAATCCTCGCTGATCTGTCAACGAAGGTAAACCATGACCACATCCGTGGCATGGGCGCAAAATCCGAAGAAGTCGTTGAGTTCAAAGCGCTTGCGCGGCGTCTTGGTAGTCTGCGCCAATTCGAAGAGAAGCGTGTCGGTCTTTTTGGTTCAAGAAGCCGACTTGGGCAGGTCGCTCAGTCAATCGGCACTTACGCGGCCCCCGGAAATATTTCCCCAGCCCGAAGCCCAATCCGTTCCGGTATTGCCCGCGCGTTGACGCCGGGAGGACGTCGAGGCCGTGGGATCCCCGGTCGTGGACGAACTGCACGTTGCCCAGAGGGATATCAGTACGGTGGTCGGTTTACTGACAACGAGTTCACCACTTGCGGCCAGCAATTGTTTGACATGCCGAGCGATTTGGGTGAAACCATTTCACAGATTCGCCGTCGTGCCGCAGCAAGGACACCCGCGCCAGAAGGTTCAACAACTGAACCTAGGGCTATCAGTAGTGGTTCGAGTGGTCGAAGCGTGGTGAACCCTCGTGCTCCGCAGATTCCGCGCGTTGCTCAGAAAACCAATAAGCAGGCCCGCTCGAAGAGTGAAGAGCAAATCGTAAAGGGCATGAGCCCCAAGGGTGTGGAGGCTGCCCGTCTTGTTCGACGTGATGGATTTATTCTTGAGCCGGTGGTTTCAGCGCAGGTGTTGCGCACTATTCCTGATAACCGCGACATGGTCGAAGCAACATATCTCTTGACTGCGCGTAGCAAGAACGACATTGGCGGCCAAGAACTTGGGCTTTTGTCAAACACCGGCATCACCAAACTCACCTATGTGCTGCCGGGCGGCTCGACGCTGGAACTCGAAAAAGTTAGAAATTTGACGACTGGTGAGCGCCGCAAACTCGGTCGAACCGTCAACAAGGGCATCAAAACGTCTAACGACTCTGATTCGGCTGCGCGTCTCAAGTTCGTGTCCGACGAGACGGGTGATGGGATTCAGTACCGAGAGAACCTGTCTGGTGGCAAAACTATTGATCAGATCCTTTCGAGTGGCGGTAAGGCCCCCAAGAAAGCGCCTGCGCCGAAGGAAGAAACTGAGGAAGTTACTGATATCGCTCAGGCGGCGCGCATCATCCGTGACGGCGGGCCTCTTTCCGCGATCGCTCCGTCAATTTTGCAGGAAGCATTGACGAAGGCGAATATGTTCAAGCGTGACAATGGTTTGTACGAAACAAATCGTGCTGGCACATACCGCATGCAGAAGTCAAACGGCAAAGGTGACCACATTTCAGCCAGTTTTGCTGCGGAAATGCAGTCCTACCTTGGGCTTAACTCCCCCGACATCGCGCCAGTCGGCAAGGGCGACAAGAAGAATTACTTGGTCGAGGTTGCTGATAGCGTAATTGAGGGCGCAACCCTGCAAAAAGACGTCAAACTGAGCGACATTCCGACAACCGAAATGGCGTCGATGCTTGTTTCTGACATCATTTCGGATATCACCGACCGCAAGAGCAACAGTATTGCGGTGCTCAAGAAAGACGACGAAATGCTCGCATTTCCTGATATATCAAAGAGCGAACTGATTAATTTGTCGGAAGTAAGCGTTACGGAACGTACAAAAGCACGGATCCGTGACTTCCGTTCGGTCTCTGGGAACGGCCTTTACAGCAAGTATTATAGAGAGTTGAAGGAAGATCAACAAAGGCTCATGCAGCAACAGATCGCTGAACTGATTGAGCGAGCCCGCGAATTTAACTTCACAAAATTCAGAGATCGTCTTTACAGGGACGGAGAACTGAGCGGCGCCGAAAAAGTCCATCTGAACATCATCCAAAAGATCGTCGAAAATCGCGTTGACGTGCTTCGACAGAGCCGAGAGCAACTCATGGAAGTCCTCGGAGGTAAAAAGTGAAGCAGTACGCACTGGTAAAAGACACGATCACCGGAGATACATACGGTGTCGTAATCCGCGAAAACGGTTCAGAAACCTGCCTCGCTGTAAAAACCGACGCTGAAGCATGGGCAGACGGCTTCAACGACATGCACACCAAGTCGCTCGATGACGACCTGCCATACGGTGTCCGCATCGGAGATTTCCGTGGCATGACAGAAGCGGAAGAAGTCATCGTTAATGAAATGGCTTTAACCAAGCAGGACCTCCGCCTCCCCAACCGTGACGTCCTCACTTTGATCGACTCTCAACGCACAGACATTGCTACCGACCCGATTTCGGTAAAGGACGCGCCGATTGCGTTCTTTGGCGAGTCGGCGGAAAAAGCCGTCGACTACAAGGTGCGCGCTTTCATTTCAGACATGGCTCGCGGTTCCGTGCTCGCAAAAGCCCGCAACTCAAAATTGGGTATCGAGCGCAAGGGACTGGTTTTCAAGTCACGCAACAACGACCAGTATCTCCGTGAAGACCTCGCCAACATGGCCATGGGATATGGTCCGCTGCGTCGAGCAGCCAAAGATGTTTTCCACGCCAAGCAGGACATCCTTGACGATCACGACGGATACCGACTAGACGACCAATTTGATCTTCACGTGAAAGCACTTGGGCCCAAACTTGGCGGTGGCCTGCGTGCAGCCCCACGAGGAATGGCATTTGTCGACATCACTGGTCGTGTTGACGGCGACCGAGACGGAATCGTTTTCGAGGGTGTCACTGGCATGGAGCGCCCAATCATCCCTCGGTTCATCGTCCCTCAGGGCATGGCGCGCCGCGTGTCGCGGGCCCTTGAAGGTGACTCGATGGAGATTGAGAAGCGTCGCCGTGCCGGCGAGCGAGACCTCGGTATTGATCAGGCGACTCTCAACGATCGTCTGGGCAATGACGCCCGATTCTTGCAAGCGGCTCCGGGGACGCAGGGGCAGCAGTCTCGTCGCGCTACCCGCCGAACCGGACGGATTGGCGGAGGCGCTGAGTTACTGGGACCGAAAAGGAATCGACCCGGAAACGAAGATTATCCGCGCATGGATCCAGAGAGAGTGGCTCGTCTGCGCCTTGAGCGTTTCGTTCAAGAAACCAGCCCGTCTGGCCGCGCACGCCAAAACCGCATCATCAACACTCCGGGTGCTGATGGTGGCCCATCACGTCGCGCTGTTCGCGAACGTTCTGGCCGAGTTATCCCAGAACCACCGGCACGCGATAGAGGCGGAATGCGTTCACAGCGTCAATCTCAAAGGACTGACTGGACGGGCGATGGAAAGCCTTTCTATTTGCGAAATGATCCGCAGAGCGAGTTGGTCGCAAAGCGTCGCGATGAGTTTGGGCGCCTCGAAGAAATCTACAGGAACACCGAGACTGGAAAATTCTTTGGACGGCAAACGGGATTTTCTGATTACGACACTGAAGGGATTTCCATCCGTGATGGCGACAAACGGCAGTTTGACACAGCGGAAGAAGTTCAACGAGTCGCAGAAGCCGACAGTCTTTCGCAGTTCAATGGGAGTAATGGACTGCGTTCACAGCGTGCCACTGGAGACGACATTCGGGCAACGCTCTCTCGTATTGATAAAGCCGAAGGCGGCTATGCCTCTCTTGGCGATGACTTGTTTGACAACATCAGGTTTGCTGCCGACTACCTCGACGGCAACACGGACGCAAACTCAGACGACGCTTTTGATTTCCTTTTGGCTGCCCTTACCGGTGTCAGAGACAACAAAGACATCAAGCCAAAGGATCGTAGAGAGTTAGAAAAGCAGATCAACGACGCTCTTAGACGGCACTCTATGCTGCAGCCAAAGATGGGTGGAATGCGTTCACGCCGATCAGAAAACGAAGATGGATCGGTTCCCGAAGGCGATTTCGTAGATATCGACTTGACGATGGAAGAAGTCGGCTACTTGTCCGACATTGTCGACAGCATCCGTGACGACATCGCAGCGGCTAACGACTCTGAAGCCGACGAACTGTGGCAAGAGTTTTCCGACGCAATCGAAGATGCTGCTGCCGGAGTTGACGTTGTTCGTCTCGACCGCGCTGACGCGGAACGACTTCGCGAAATGCTCGAAGATCTTTACACCGCAGAAGTCGAACAAGGCAACCCATCCCCAGAAGAGGGCGACGTTCTAGACCTTCTAGGACGCGCAATCGACTCACCCGATGGCGTGTGGGTTTCCCCTTCAATCGAAGACAATGGTGGCACCCGCCTCTCGACCGGAGGCATGGGTAGTAGAAGGCGTGTCCGGGCAGGTGAATCCTTCGGACCAGAAGCCCGCTACAACGTTGAGGAAATCGACGGAGACCGCGCGCTCGTCTACGACAACATGAACCGCACGTCGGAGTGGCGCGACCTTGACACAATTTCCCCCGATGACACACCATCCCGATTCGAAGGTGGCGGTGGTTTGGCTTCACGCCGAATGACCCCAGAACAGATGGCGGAAAAACGGAACGAGATGGAGCGTGACCTGCGCTCCCGTGCAGCACGCGAACTGGGCGTCAGCGATGAAGAGTACGCCGAGATGGAGAAATACATCGACGATCTCCCGTTCGATGACGACTCCGCTGAATGGCCGGGCGAGATCGAAGACGCCGGCGAATCGCGTGGAGGGCCAACCGGACAGCGCACGTCATGGGGCGCCCGCGTCAGCGAAAGCGACGAAGTCAGAGAAGGCATTTTCCCTGACGGGCCAATGGAGGGATCGCGCTGGACATTCAACCGCAACGAGTTTTATTCGGAAGATACTTTCGACGATCCGGGCGAGTCTCTTGAAGGAACTCAGACGCTGACCGTGGACACGCCTAACGGCACCCGCATTACTTACAGCAGCGGCCTTGAAGACGCACCGTCAATTGAACGAGTGCAGAAAATCAGCGGAAATGGCGGTCTTCGGGCCAGCCGTGGAGGCGGAGATACTGCGAACTCGCTCGCCCCTAGCCAGCCTTCAAGCAACCCGAAAACTTATGGAACATACATCCCGAAATCGATGAAGGATGTCCGTAAGGATTTGCAGATGCTGGCCGCGAACGGCTGGGTTTGGCAAGGTCCGGTAAATGGCAACATCAGGTTTGCTCCGCCTGACCGTTTCTATGAATGGGCGAAACGCCAACCTGACTCATGGAAGCAGCAATTCGGTGAGCGCCTTATGCGTGGCGGGATTGTTCCGCGCGAATTCGGGCTTCATCCGAAGCAGGGCAACAACCAGTCAGTCATTCGTGAACTCAAGAAGCGCGTCGAAAAGGTTTATGGCGAAGGCGCTTGGGCTGACATGCAGAAGAACGCCAAGAATGATGGCATCGGCAAGGTTGGCAACGTGCCATCAGTTGTGTCATCTGGTGGCGGCATGCAAAGTGCACGCGGTGGCCGTTCACGAATTCGTGGCGCACAGGACGAAATCACCGGCGCATCCGGACTTGGAGGCGGCATGCGTGCTGGCCGTCGCCGCTTCGGCTCCGGTCGTAACGGCATCAAGAAAGTTGATGACCGTGACGGCAAGATCATGGAGCAGTTGACGCCGGAACAACGCGAAAAAATGATCGAAGCGATCAAGGAGCGCGAAGGCCAGTTGGCTTGGGCGATGACACAAAACGGCCTGTTCCGCCCCATCCGCAACACGATGGAAGACGATGGGCGCTACGAAGGCATGTCTCTCGATGAAAGAAAGCGTGTCCCTATCGACACAGACTTGATTCCTCGCATGCAGCAGCGGCTTGACGACGCGCTTCGTGATGGCGACATCACCGAGGAGGCCCATGCGGCTTTCCAGAAACAGTTGAACGACATCAAGACGCTCAACAACATGCGTGAATCGAACAAGTTTGATTTCATCGAGCACCTCCACGAACCTTCTCGCAAGGAAATCGTGAAGCGGGCACGATCCAAAGATAAGAGCATCCCAACTCTTGCCGCTTTGGACGGTGCCGGCGAGTCAACGTTCTTCAACGAAGAGGCGTTTGGTTCTGCTCAGGGTGCGGCCGAGACCGTGTCTGAGCGAGCAGCCCGTCGCCGTGGCAAGCGTCGCCGTCCTCTTTTCGACCGTCTCCTTGACCCAGACCCCAGCAGGGCGCAGCGTAGAGCAAACCGTCGTGCCCGCCGTCAGGGACGTGGTGGACGTCGAGCCACCGATGTGGACCTCGCTGAAACAATTCGTTTGCGTCGCCGGCTTGCCCGTCAGATGCGTCGTTTGCGTCGACGTCTGCGTGGTGAAAGGAACGAGAAGTCGATTCGCGAGGCTCTTGAAGCGAAGCGTTCAGCACACCCGTTGAAGCGCGACAAACTCGGCCGTCCAGTCGTTGACGCAGAATTCCTCAAGCACATGTCCAGCCTGAAGCGCCTCAAGGACGAACGCGATCGTGGTGAGCGGAACAGCGAAACGAAGGACGATTTCCTTCGTGACCTGTGGGAAAACGGCAACATGAACGCACTCCCCGAAATCCTTTCAGAAGACGAGGTGCAAGCACTCCTCGATGCAGGCTGGAAGCCACTTCACCGTGGTGTTGGGCCAGACGGAACAGCCAACCAGTACTCCGATGCTTACCGTGAAGACCGCGACTCTCGCTTCATTTCAGACCCGCATCGACGCGCCTACGGCACCGGTGAATATTGGGCTCCTGAAGGAAGCGGACACTGGGGTGGATACGGCAAAGGCATGGTCGGGTTCGTCGACCCCAACGGACGAAAGATCAGCGGCCGAGACATCGAAAGCATCAAAGACAAGCACAACACTCTCCGCAAGGAACTGTCTGCTCTGATGGCCGAATTGGGAGATGGCGCGCTGAAAGGCGAAGATCCCGCAAACGCCGTCACTCAGATTCGTACCCGCATCAAAGAAGCGGAAGAGCGTCTTGGAGTCGCTGGTCTTTTGGAAAGCGAAATGGGTCAGATTTATAGCCAGTGGCTAGACATGTATGCCGGAATGAAGCCGGATGATGCTGGCCGATCCGACGCATGGGATTCGTTCGAGTACCTCCAAGACCTCACCCGTCTCGACTCTGGCTATTACGCCGCATTCCTTGGCTACGACTATGTCGAGCACAACGGCGTAACCCTCGTACACAACCGTGGAACGGTTGCTGTGGCTGATACCGCTAGCGCAATCAGCGGCGGAGAAGCCAGCCAGATGTTGAGCAAGGCCAAAGAGGGCGATGGGGTTAAGTTCCCATAAGTTAGGATTTAAGCATGGCTGAAGAAAAAGACCCCACAGCGTTTGCAGAGATGCACAACAAGATGTCTCTGGTCGCCTCGTACCCTCCGTTCTCACTCGATGAGGACGTTCATAAAGATTTCCTTATGAAGGTGCGTGAGGCTGAGAGCGTCGAAGACTTCGAGAAAATCGGTGAGGAGTTCGCCGAGGAAATCGAAGATGCCGAGATGTACCAGAAGCGTTATGGGACAACGGTTGAAGGTGCTTTCGAGGCGCAGCAGGCCGCAGCGGAACTTGCCGACATGTCCATGGGAGACGACAATCTCGTCGTTATCGCACCACAGTTTTTGAGCCAGTACAAGGACTGACATGTCAGGGGAGGCCAAGGACAAGGCTTCCGCTTTGCGGAGAGCACAAGAACTTGGCTGTTCTGGCGCGCACAAGCACCCCGACGGCGGCTGGATGGCGTGCGAAACCCACGAAGAATACGAACGCCTTGAGGCTGAGGAAGAACGGGAAGAAAAATCGGTTCTTTCCCGAATGCATGATTTCCAAAGCGTCCGTGAACGCAAAGGCCGTCGCAAAAAGAAGAAAAACAAGAAGACGTGGGAAAAACTTGGCGAACGCGGAGTTGCGTCGATTGACACCATCCCCGGCGGAGGCCTTGTTTCTGGATCCGTAGGCAAAGCGGCTTCAGCCATCCCACACGAAGGCGACGAAGATGTTTTCACCGACATCAGATCCGCACGCAGGCGCGCCCGCCAATTGGGATGCATTGGTGTCGCTCGGCGTCGTTCACGAAACGGAACAACTGTCTGGACGCCGTGCAGCAACATCACCGACTACGCACGCCGGACAGGGACTACTGCTCTGGGACGTCGTTATCAGGCGAGGTTGGCTCGTCAAGAAGCGCGCCGTCTCGTTGAAGAAGAGTTCCTGAGGACGCGCAAGCGTTACAAACGCAAGGTTTCCCTGCACGAAGAACTCAATGGCAAATCGTTGGGTCGGCGGGCTCAACGCTTCGATCCGAATGCTGTTGATGGTGACAACGACGGCATGGTTCAGGACGGAAGCGCTTTCCAGCGTCCTGTGACCCCAAAGGCTCCAAGTGCTTTCGATCTGAAAAAGCACACGAAATTGTGGAACTCGGTGCTTCAAGACGATCCGGGTTACATGCGTGAAGCACCCGCGTCTGTCCTTTCAGGGATCACCCCAGAAAACCGGGCTCGCTTCGCCGAAATTCAGGACGGAATGCGGCACTCGCGTATCGGTGCTGGTGGACGAACCGCTGCAAAGAAAATCTTGGACAAAGTCGAACCGCAGCACCGCAACAAGCCACCCGGATCACGAAAAGTGCATTTTGTCGGCGGAACAACAGGTGCTGGAAAAACCACGTTGATGGAAGACGGAACGCTGAACGTTCCCGATTCGAATGCGGCTGCCGTTATTGATCCCGACGAGATCAAGAAAGGTCTAGAGGGCTACGACAACGGTCGAGGCGCCAGTTTGGTGCATGAAGCATCACGTCAAGCAACTGACAAAACCATGGATTCCGCACGGGATTTAGGCACTGACATCGTTGTGACTGGCACCGGTAAGCGTACTGAGCACTTGCAGTGGGCACGCAATAACGGATACAGCACTGCTGGCCATTTTGTGTACATCCCAGATGACGTTGCCGACAAACGTCTTGCCGAACGCAACGCTAGAAACAGGGAACAAGGCGGACCTGTTCTTCCCGGCCATTTCGGTAGCCAAATCGCAGGAGAAATGCGTGCAATCGTTCCGCGCCAGATCACCAGCGGGCTATATGACGAATTTTACTTGTGGAACAACAACGTTCAACCACCCTCACTGATTGCAAAACGCACCCCTGATGGCGAGTTCGAAATCAATGACGATGAGGCATTTTCTGCCTTCTTTGGAGCCCGTGGGGCCCAACAAGTGCTGGGATATTGGCAATCTCAGTCCAGAACACCCGAAAATTAAATACCCAAAAAAGTACGGTTGTTCCCATACATAACACTGACATGTTGTAAATTAGATGTGATAGGGCGGGTGCTTACCTAGCGCTGTAAAACCATCCATCTTTAAAAATCTTCATCACAGGGAGAAGATCAACATGGCAGATACCAGCCGCATCAAGGAGTTGCAGTCCGCGCTCCAAGAGAAGACCGCCGAAAACAAGGCGATCGCCGATTCGTTCAAGGTCGAGGAAGGCGTGGTCGTCGTTGACGCCGCGCAGAAGTCCGCTTTCGACCAGAACATGAAGGACATCAAGGAAATCAAGAGCCTCATCGCTGGCCTTGAGAGCCTCAACGAGGTCGACCAGTGGGGTTCCTCGCAGGCCGACGAGAGCGTTGCCGCCAAGGCTGCCGCTTTCGAGTCGGTTCGCGAAGAGGTCGCTCACAAGTTCGGCACCGTGGGCGAGGCCTTCCTTGAGTCGGAAGAGTTCAAGAGCCTTCAGGGCGGCAAGAACGGTGCGAACATGCACTCGCCGTTCCAGTACAAGGGTGCTCTCACCACCGCTAACGGTTACAACGTCAAGGACATCTACTCGGCCATGCCTTCCGGCACCCCGGGTCAGTTTGGTTCGATCCAGCGCGATCCGATCGTGATCCCGCCGCAGCGCACCAAGCGCGTCCGTGACCTGTTCCCGGTTCGCACCACCTCGGCTGCGATCATCGAGTACTTCCGCATGACCGGCTTCACCAACAACGCGGCGACCGTCGCGGAGCGTGGCACTGAGGGTGGCAACCCCGTCTTCGGCGCCAAGCCGCAGTCGACGATGACCTTCGAGGGCGTGCAGGCCCCCGTTCGGACCATCGCGCACTGGGAGGCTGCTCACCGCAACGTGCTCGCCGACGAGCCGCAGTTGCGTTCGATCATCGACAACGAGTTGATGTACGGCCTCCGTCTTCAGGAGGACGCTCAGATCCTCGACGGTGACGGCACTGGTGAGAACCTGACCGGCGTCCTTCAGACCACGGGCATCCAGACCTATGACTGGAGCGACGGCGCTCTGACCCCGGTTCCGGACACCAAGGCTGACGCGATTCGTCGCGCCGCTACCCTCGCGTTCCTCGCCTACTACGAGCCGACCGGTGTCGTTCTTCACCCGAACGACTGGGAGGACATCGAGTTGACGAAGGACAGCAACGGCCAGTACCTCGTCGCCGTGTCGGTCGCCCTTGGTGGCGAGCCTCGCGTGTGGCGCATGCCGGTCGTCGAGACCCCGGCCATCAGCGAGGGCACCGCTCTCGTCGGTGCGTTCGGTACCGGCGCCCAGTTGTACGACCGTGAGCAGGCGAACATCCGGATCTCCGAGCAGCACTCGGACTTCTTCGTTCGCAACGCGATCGTCGTGCTCGCTGAGCAGCGTCTGGCCCTCGCGGTCAAGCGTCCGGAGGCCTTCGTGAAGATTGACTTCACCAACGGCGGCCCGGTCGCTCCCTGATCTAGGGAACATACTTGGCGGTGAATAACCGCTACGGATCAGCCCCCGGGGTAAAACCCGGGGGCTTTTCCTTTGTGTAAAATAGTGTTGTGGCAAAGAACAGCAACGCCGACAACGATTACTGGGAAGAGTACCGCCGATACGGCAAAGATTTCCGTGGCTCAGCAGAAGAACTCGAAGATCTTGCAACCGAGGATGACAAGCACGTCAGAATTGAAAGAAAAAAGCAAGCGCTTCGATACGTAGATGAATCAGGAAACTGATGTTCACGTACAGAGCCAAAGTTGAGCGTGTCGTAGACGGAGATACTGTTGATTTGATTCTCGACCTCGGCTTTGACATTCATTACTCTTGCCGGGTCCGTCTCCTCGGAGTTAATGCTCCAGAATCCCGCACCAAAGACCTTAAAGAAAAAGAAAAAGGTTTAGCCGCAAAAGCATACGTGCAGGACTGGTTTGATGGCCACCCAGAGGTTTACGTACAGACGTACAAAGATGCAAAGGGAAAGTACGGGCGGATCCTCGCAAATATTTTCGCCGACATGAGCCTAGAAGTCTGCCTCAACGAACAACTCGTTGACAGCGGCCACGCAGTTGAGTACTTTGGCGGCAAGCGATAATGAGCGACACTCCCGGCTGGTGGGTTGATCCCAGCGACATGGAGTGGGAGTTGGACGGAACGCCGAAAAAGGCGATCATGATTAAACGGCTACGAGAAAACGTGAAAATTATCTCGCTGATGCCGTTGACCTCCGACGTATACGGGTGCTACCCATGCGAGGTCTACTGGATAGATGGCCCTGAGTGCTGGTCTTGCGGTGAACAAGGAATTCTTCTTGCCACCGCACAGACCAAACCACAGATGGTGAAAGACGCCCACCGAACTATTTGATCGGGCACGCTCCCGTCGCACAATCGTCCATAACCACCTCATCAGTGAACGACGACTGCACCAACGGAACGGTGAAATCGATCTTCGACAGCATCTTCTGATACTCCTCCTCAGTGCACTCCTCGTACGGAGGCATCGGGAAGTTGTGATCGGAGTGAAGCAAGAACGACACCGACTTCAAGCCGTTCGTATAGTTCTTGGACAGCCACTCTTTGATCTCATCCAGTTCGTGCAAGCGGTAGTAGACAGTCACGGACACAGCGTTATCTGCCCACTCCGTCTGCATACGCTTGACCCACTCCAACTGGTCCACAGCCGTCATATCGGCGGCCAGAACGGCGTCTGCTGGCGATTCACAGGGGAATTCGACAACATACCGGGTGCGGTCTTCACGACCATCAATACCCACATCGAACTGGACGTTGTAGCCACGACGACGACATGCATCAACAAGCGGATCAGAGGAACCGAACCGAACTCGGCGGATGTAGTGGCGGGCGAACGCAGGATGCACGCCCGGGGTAACACCCGGAAGAAGAGCCAACGTCCCTGAAGGCTGAACGGTTGTCAAACGAACACTTTCCGGGAAATCGTGTTCTGTCGAATACTTCTCATCCAACTCACGCAGAGCAACATACGTCGGGTCCATCCACGACAACTGCTCGGTCGAAGCCTGCAGAACGCCTGTGATTGACTGCCCCAAGCGAGCGTTCTTGCGAACAATTTTCGTTGTCTTCTCGTAAGGGTATTCGAGACGGGTGATCTGCTTTTGGCACATGTAAAGAAGACGGGAAATCTCTTTCATCTGCTTCAATGACTCGACGTTTGGCAAGAAAATCGTTGAGAGGTTGCAAGATTCACCATCCCCCAGCGCGATCTCCGCACAAGGGTTGTAGCCCTCAATGGAGTTGTCTGTGCGCTTCTCTCCGAGACGCCCGTACCTGCGGGCCAACTTGCGGTTAACGAGGCCGTAGGGCTCTCCAGAGCCGTCGTAGCCGCCCCAGACTTCGGGCATGATCTCGTCCCACGAGTCGGCATAAATCGAGTTGTTCGAGTTGGCGCGCCACGCTGGAATCTCACCGCTCGCCCAGTTCTTGGCTCGAAGGAACAACACGTCGTCAGGGTCACCAATTGCGATCTGCGCTGAACGGCGAGAAGAACCAGAGACAACGATACGACCGATGATGTTGCAAATATCGAGCACGTCGATTGAACGCAACTTTTTGCCAGCCCGATTTTCCAGCACTTTGCAGATGTCTTCGATACCGTCGATGAGGGCGCCCGGACCTGACGCTGTGCCGCCGAACTTCTTCAACGGAGCGCCGTACTCACGGATGAGCAAAGTGGAGTAAGAGAACGATTTGCCCGTGTAGAAGTACGACTTCAGCACGGAGTGAACGAGACGTGACCAGCCCTGACGAGAGTCGGGGACGATGATGTCAGCGTCGTTCGTTTTTTCATGAGTGATGCTGACCCCAGACTTCACCTTGGGCAGTTCGTGGATTTTGGATCGCTCCACAGAGAACCCGACGCCCCCACCGAGCATGAGATGGTCGAACAGGAATTCAAAGTCTTCGATGGTCTCAATGTTGATGAAGTAGCAGTTGTTCAGCGACGCAGCATTGAACTGCTGAACCAGAGGTGTTCCCAATTGCCAGAGGGCGCGACCAGAGAACGAGCAGCGCAGGTTGAACATGTGGTCGAAAAGTGTTTCGGCTTCCTTCTGGGTGTATGGAACGCCGATTTCGATGGCGCCGTTGATGACACGTTGGACTGTCTCGGGCCATGTCTCGATCTCGCCGTTTTCCTTAGGGCGAGAATAGGTACGCAGGTAAACGATTTCACCCATTCCATTGAAACCCCACGGGGGCGTCTTTAGGGCGTAAGAGGCTACAAATTCATCAGTAAGCAGGGTCATTGGGTGCTCCGTTTGTTTAAATTGGTTTGCCGGGTCCGTTTGCAGCACCCGTTAGAAGATTGTAGCGCGTCGCAAAATACTGAAAGCGTTAAGCCAATCCTAGATTTCGCGCTTCCTCCAGAGGAATGTGCTTTCCGGCAGGATATTTGAGGACTTTAGTTTTTGTGAATGGGGTTATTTGTTTTTCTTCCCAGATGTCCTCCTCCACCAGAAATGTTTGAGTCCCCACAAGTGACTCGATCTCGTTAAATCCGGCAATGTGATCTGGCGGTCCAAGTTCGCCAGCGCAGTTGCCGTTTGGTTCTCCGCAAACCGGGCACGGTTCGCCGGTGGCTCGTGACACACGGATTTCACGACCGCCGACCCAAACTGTGTCAGCGCGACGCCCGATGCCAAAACCCCCGTCAAAACCAATCATTCCCCCATCGTACACCATCGGTGTTACATGAAAATTTGCGTATTGAAGCCGTTTTCTCCGAGCGCTTCAAGAATTCTGAACCGCTCATCTTCGTCCGGATCTTCGTAATCCGCACGCAGCGACATGGCCATCATAGCGGGGAACGGCGAGTCGCGCAAAATTTTCCCAACTCCGCGTGTGTAGGCAAGGCTATCTGCCCACAAAATGAATTTATCGGCTAGATACTGATAAGGTGCACTTATTAATGTTGCTTCAGGATCATAACCATCGGGCAGTGTCACGTGCGTTACCGTGAGGCATTCAGCGATGTTCGGGTCACCGGCAGCAAACGACTCGGCCATCGTTTTCGTCCTTGGGATCTCCGGCGTTTTGTTATGATAACCCTCGGCCACCATCGTTAGTTCATCGCAACCAAAGTAAGCACCCATCACATGAAGCGCACCCGACGAGATAGAAAACCTCTCCTCAATCGAGTTTTTCATTCGATCCCGCTTCATCTGAACAATCATTGCCAGACGATCGTCAATCCATCCGATAAAATTAAAAGGAACGTCTTCACCGACGCCAAATTCAGCAACCAAAGACTCCTTGGCGACCTGCGCACTAGACAGCGCAAGCGCTAACTTGGAATATGTGTCGGGGTAGAAATCCACACAAAGGAACAATAGTCGAAAAATCAAACAGGAAGATGAACCTCAAATGAGCACCAATAAGAAAAAGACGCCGGCCAAGAAGACGCCAGCCAAGAAGACCCCGGCAAAGGCCACAGCCGCGAAAAAGGCGCCTGCTAAGAAGTCACCCGCGAAGAAGGCGCCCGCCAAAAAGAACCCGCCAAAGCAAAAGCCAACCGGGCCTTACGCCGAGGCACCCAAGCCCAAGACCGCCACAGAGCCAGCACCAGCACCAGCACCAGCACCAGCCGTCGAAATTACCGAAGAAATCATCTTGGAGAAGCCGTCATGGATCGCTCGCCTCGTGACGAAGTTCAAGAAGTGAACAACGAGGACGCAGAGGAAATCATCCGTCTGGCGTCAATATTTTCCGGAGTGCCAAAACGGCAAATGACCCTTCAACGGGCGAAACGAATTCTGAAACGCCAAAAAGGTAGGTAGCGATGTTTCTGCGGGTGCAGGACGACTTCATCCCAAGCGACCTGCTGGCAGCAGTAGACGCTGACCCCACGTTTTTCCCTGACGACATGTCCGGGCACGACAACATCGGCGAATACCTAAACGAGTTCCACGATACGGAATGCGACTGCTACGCGCCGTACATGTTTTGGGACGGATGGTGGCGCTCGCCCGCAGACACGAATCGCAAAAAAGTTATCGAAGCGATTTGGTCTACCCCCGGCATCCTGCCGTATCCGATCGAAGACATCGTCGGTTTCGAATACTGGACACGCACGTTCGGTGTCGGCCAGTTCCTCGCTCCCCACTGCGACGAGGACACGTTCCTGTATGCGAGCGACAAGATTTTCCATGGACCAAAAATTGGTTGCGTCTGGTACGGAACAAGCGAAGCGACCGGCGGTTTTTTGGAACTTCACAACAGCGTCGTCCCCGAAGGCTCAGAGCAGTTGGAACGCGACGTCATCGATCAACACCTGTCGACGATTGACGAACGGGAGCGAATCAAGTACCGTCCGAACCGCCTCGTCGTTTTTGACGCCGGTCACCGGCTTCACGAAACAACAAGAACTTTGAGCGGCAAAAGGCAGGTGATGGTCATCAACGTGTGGCACAAGGACTGCCCGCCTTCCGCTCTCCAAACCGGAGATTTCTTTACCGAATGATTGACCTAGAACGCGTTTCGCTGATCGACCTCGGGATCTGGACTGGGAAAATTGATGACGTTGACCCGCTCCAGATCGCATCCGATATAAAAAACTACGCACAGACAATTGAGCAGGCATGCCCGGAGTACGGGATTATTTCCCGTGGCTTCGTTCAGTTCGAAGATCTCGTCATGCCAATCACCCCAGAAGTGGTCAAACTGCAGGAGGCCGTTCATGACCGGCTCAAACATTTGACCGGACGCGACTACATGCTTCACGATACGTGGGCAGTTGACCTCGAATACAACCAGAGCGTCATCGCCCACTCCCACCACTCAAATCTTCACCTTCACCCACACGAATTCTTCAGTGTTACTTACTACCCGCAAGTACCAGAAGGGTCAGCGGAATTGGTGTTCAATGTTGATTACTGCGCGACAATGAGTAGCACTGTCAGCGTCAAACCAGAAGTTGGCACCGTAGTCATTTTCAACTCGTTCATCCAGCACATGACATCGCGACATAAAAGCCAAGATTCTCGGCTTGTAGTCAGTATGAACTGGGGTCCGGTAGAGCCAACACTCAGTCCGAATGCCGACTGGTCGGTATACTGGGAACGACCAATCGTTGATCAGCCAAAGAAACCTGATGAAAAGCAGTAAATCCATCCATGTAAACGAGAATTTTTTGTCGAAAGACGAACTTTCTTTTTGGATGCGTTATTTTACGAAACCGGGTTTTTACAAACTGGCTGGCGAACACCTAGTTTTTGACCAACAGGCATTCCCATTGATTTTCCAAGACGTCGACGACCACGACGCGTTTTATAAAGGCGAAAGGGAATTAGTCAACCGGATTAACGAGGAAGTCGAAAACACGTTCGGCGAAAAAGTTTTATCTGACCACTCAATTTCGTTCCGCAAATGGGAAAAAGGTTTCCGCCTTGTAGAGCACAGCGACGCGTTTTACCAGCGTTACGAACTCGACTTACAAAACAAGTACCCAAACCGCCTGCCAATGGCGTTCAACGATTTCGCGACCATCTTGTACTACAACGACGACTATGAAGGTGGGGAAATTCGATTCCCGGATTGCGATTTGAAAATCAAACCGACACCCGGGATGCTGATCATGTTCCCCTGCACACATGTGCATGAAGTCCTAGAAGTAACTGCGGGAGAGCGCTTCATGAGCGCCCACTTTTGGACACGATGCAAAACTGTCGCAATGGCAATCGCCCAACCCGACATGAGCAACTGGGAGTGGATTTACCGAAACCCACAAGATGCCTTAAAAATGCTGGAACACACTGAATCCCGACCGCCAGAGGACTGACATGGATCTACGCGAGGCTTACCCTCAACTTTACATTTTCCCCAACTTCATCAGTGGAGATGAACTGTCCTTCTGGCAAAAAAATGTTCGCAATGAGGGCTTCTGGAATGAGATCCCCCCAAATGATCACCACGAACAGTTAGATCAACCGAACCATTACTCCATCAACCCTGATGCCATGCACTGGCCTCACGTTGAGCGTAAAGAGTCTGAACTGGTTGGCAAGATCAACGCTGCCGTCGAACATAAATTCGGTGAAACGTTTTTGACCAACTCGACTTGGTATTTTCGCAAGTGGGTTGCCGGCATGGAGCAGGGGTTGCACCACGACTCCGCGCACGCTGATTGGACATTGGACTTCCGCCAAAAAGACGGAGACGGACAGACGCCAGCGGCGATCGCCTTTCACGACATAGCAACAATCTTGTATTACAACGACGATTTTGATGGCGGAGAACTTTATTTTTACCGACCCGAACTGCAGATCAAGCCATCCGCCGGAATGCTCGTGATGATGCCATGCACCGACCCGTATATCCACGGCGTCAGGAAAATCCTCGGTGGTGAACGATTCATTTCCGCCCATTTTTGGACTCGGGCCAAGACCGTCGCCATGGTCCAGCACGCAGAACTGGACGACACGTGGCGCATGAAATGGCGCGACTGCCATAAGGTAGACCGGCTGGTGACAAACCCGGGCAACGAGGCTCCGGATGGATCAGAACCTCTACCGGACGACGAGTGAAAATGGTATATTTGCCGTCATGAGCGAATCAGTCGAAGATCTCCCAGCAGTCGAATCAGATCAGGTCGAGGCCGTCATGGATCTCGGCAGCCACTACCAAGGTGTGATTTTGCACACTGACGAGTGGGGCTCCTACGACATCCGATACGACAACAAGACGCTTCACGTCCTTAAGCCCGTACAGATGTTCGACGATGACGGCAATGCGCTTTTCATGTACGAGATCATCGGGCACCACACAATCGAAGAGGACCTGCCGTTCCCGCTTGACCTTCCCACGATGGAGCGCTACGCCCGCATCCTGATCACGCTCGTCAACACCGAAAAGCCCGACGAGGCGACTGAGGCCGACGAGGCATCTGAGTAATATTCGGTAGGTGACTACCGAACATCGTAAGGCCCCACGCAAGACCGTCGAGTCGATCGACCGTGTCGGCGGCTGGGGAAACGTAAAATATTTACATCATCTTGAATGCGGCCACATCGAGAGTCGCCCGCGCGCTTCGACAGCCCCAAAACTCGGGTGCGTCACATGTCTGCGTGTCAAAAATCGCCAAGAACCAGAAGGTTTACAACAAGTAAACGTCGAGGTTGTTGACTTTGGCGCTCAGATCGCCCAAGATGAAATCACCACCAACCAACTCGCTTCCCGACTGGCCAAAACACTGGGGGTCCCAACGGAAGCGATAGGTCTGCATCAAGAAATACAAGAATCTGGTAGGAGTAGCGTCCAATACGCGGTGGTCTACCTTTCAAAAGACGACATCTACCGGATCATTGGGGGACCATGACAGCAATACCCGAAGCGCCACCAACAGGAGGTGCCTGCAAAGGCCACGACGTCGAAATGTGGTTTCCTCTTCGAGACATGAAGAGGACACGCGACGTCCACCGAAAAATAGAGGAAAACATCCGCAAAGCAAAAGAAATTTGCTCCGGATGCTCAGTAAAAGACCAGTGCCTCGAATACTCGCTGCACTGGGAACCATATGGAATATGGGGTGGGCTTGACGAGTCGCAACGGCACGAGGTCCGTATAAAAAGAAACATTTTCCCTCAACGGCAAGGCATGATCAACATGCCCGGACGTGGAACAAAACGAGTGCAAAATGTTTCAACATACAAGTGAGTTCCTATCGAGATTAGACGGAGTCGTATCGTCAGCCAACGGGTGGGAAGCGCGATGCCCATGCCGACAAGATGACCGAAACCCGTCGCTTTCCGTCCACGAAAACGAAGACGGCAAGATCGTTCTTTTCTGTCATCGCAACGGTGGTTGCAACACGCCAGAAATCTGCAAATCCGTAGGCTTAGACGTCAAAGACCTATGGCCCCAATCAGACCGAATCATCGACGACAACCCATACCCGAAACAAGACCGCCCCAAACTCAAATTCGTCGCCAAATACGAATATAAAGATTCCGACGGACATCTGCTATTTGAAAAAGTCCGCTACGTAGAACCTGACGGAAAGAAAACATTTCGCCAGCGTAAACCCGACGGACAAGGCGGGTGGACATACAAACTCGGCGATACACCGAAAGTCCTATACAACCTACCTGCAGTACTAAAAGCCAAAGAAGAGGGAGACACCATCTTCCTCGTAGAAGGAGAAAAAGATGCTGACGCCCTCATCGCGCTGGGTGCTTGTGCCACGACTATGCCCGGAGGGGCAGGTAAATGGCTCGACATACACACTGAGGCTCTGTCTGGAGCAGTCGTGGACATCATCGTCGACAACGACGAACCCGGACGACGACACGCTCTCCTCGTCGCTCGACTCCTCGCAGACGCTGGCAGCGATGTTGCGGTATGGAGGTGTCCTGACCATAAAGACATCTACGACCACCTACAAGCCGGACTCCCCACCACGGACGTCGTCCAAATCGAGGTTTCCGAACTCGCTGCAGAATTTGAAGGGCAAGATGTTGTCGCTGAGGAACAGCCCGAAGACGGTGAAGAACCAGAAATTGCAGAAGAAGAACTCACCCCGCAAGAACGCGCCTTACAGAAAATTGCAGAACTCCTAGAGACAGACCGCAAACCCCAATCACTCCTACTCAAAATCGCTGACATCGCCCTCGCGGGAGATGATCAGGTTGTCGAACGAGATGAAGGCAAATTAGTCAACTGGGTTGACTTCATTGAAGAAGAAGTCGACGACTCTTACGACTGGCTGTTGCCCGGCTTGCTTGAGCGACAAGAACGAGTGATGGTGGTTGCGGCAGAGGGCGTCGGTAAAACGATGCTTGCCCGTCAAATCGCGATCTGCTCAGGCTTCGGGGTGCACCCGTTCACCTTTCAGCGGATGCCAAAAATTCGCACCCTTACAGTTGACCTCGAAAACCCAGAGCGGATTATCCGTCGAACCTCAACATCGATAATTGGCGCTGCACGCTCAATGGGTTATGAACGCACCGGCGACGTACACCTTGTCATCAAGCCGGATGGCCTGAACCTGCTCTCGGTCGCTGACCGAACCATCCTTGAAGAGCACATAGAAAAGGTGGAACCCGAACTTTTGGTGATGGGACCGATCTACAAGGCGTTTCTTGACCCCGGAACCAAAACGTCAGAAGCAGTAGCAATCGAGGTGGCCAAATATTTGGACCGAATCAGATCCACATACAACTGTGCGCTCTGGCTGGAGCATCACGCTCCACTCGGACAGACTATGACCTCCCGCGAACTTCGACCATTCGGTTCCGCAGTGTGGTCCAGATGGCCAGAGTTCGGTTTGGCCTTACAGCCTGACCCAACCGCACACGGACAATACATTTACGACGTCAACCACTTCCGTGGTGCCCGTGACCTACGAGCGTGGCCAGTCCAAATGACACGCGGCAAAAAATTCCCATTCGAAGTACTAGAATTTATGGACATATCATGAAACTAATTGACCTATACCCGTGGGAATATGACCACGCACTACAAATCGCCGCTCGACGTCACGCAGCAAATTGGGGAAAACAAGACGCACCCCATTACCACCGCAAAAACATGGAAGACGATAGAACTGCTCAAGCCGCAGCATGTGTATGCGAGTTGGCGGTAGCAAAAGCAACCAATAGATACTGGTCTGGTCACGTCTGGCACAAATCGGAACACAACCTGTATCGAGATCTTCCAGACGTCGGCGACAATATCGAAGTTCGTCGGATCAGAACCCAAATGTCCGCCGCTGTCCGACGCCACCAGTTGGGAAAAGGGCTGGTTTTGTTCGTTGCCCGACCAATACTTCCCGAAATGATGCAAGTCGAAGTATTTGGTTGGAAAAAATATGACGACGCATGGGAAATCGGCCAGCCCGCAAAATACGATCCAGAAAACACACGCGTAATTTCTGTCGACGATCTAGAGCAGTTGTAAAACTGCTATCGGCTAATATCTGCAACGTGCGGATCCTAGGTATCAACGACTCAAGTCACGATGCAGCAGTCAGCGTCGTAGACAACGGCGAAATTGTTTTTGCCGCGCACAGCGAACGGTACAACAAACAAAAAAATACGTTCGAGTTAGCCGATGAACTCCTTGAAGAGGCGCTTTCCGAACCCCCAGATTTAATCGCGTATTTTGAAAAACGATCTTTGAAGCGGCTCCGCAAATTTTTGTACGGAGGCATAAACGGTACATACAACAAGTTATACAAAGAGACGTATAACTATCCGTGGCCCAGAGAAATACAAGTCTCCCATCACTTTTCGCATGCCGCCGCCGGGTATTACACATCGACGTTTGACGAAGCCGTCGTCGTCGTCCTCGACGCAATCGGCGAGTTCGAAACCGCAACAGTTTGGGACGCTTGGGGAACTCACATCCAAAAACGCGAACGACTTCGGTACCCCGTTTCGTATGGGCTTTTCTACAGCGCATTCACCCAACTCGTAGGACTAAAACCCGGATTCGATGAATACGTACTCATGGGAATGGCGGCATACGGTGACCCCGCACGATACGCCGGCGAAGTAAACGCAATGTTCCCCAATTGGAACAGCCAAACACAAAACTTTCATCTCGGTGTTGACTGGCCTCACCAAATTGAAACAGACCAAGATAAATTTGACATCGCCGCAGCAGTCCAACTGATCTACGAAAACCGGCTCATCGACTTGATGCGTCACGTTCGCAGAGACTCGGCAACCCAAAATCTCGTTTTTATGGGAGGCTGCGCGCTCAACTGCGCCGCCAACACAAAACTCCTCGACATGTGGGACGAAGTGTGGATCATGCCCAACCCGGGAGACGCTGGATCAAGCCTCGGCGCAGCACTCGCTGCCCACAACAGCCACGTCCCATGGAGAGGGCCATACCTTGGGCACGCAATTGGCAACAAGTTCTACCCCAGCGAAGACATCATTGACATCCTGTCAACCGACGGGATTGTTGCTGTAGCAAACGGAGCAGCAGAATTCGGACCGAGAGCACTCGGCAACCGCAGCCTGCTCGCCGACCCGCGACCCAAAAACATGAAAGACAGGGTCAACGAAGTAAAAAATCGTGAACCCTTCCGTCCATTCGCACCCATCGTCATGGAAGAACACGCCGACGAGTGGTTCGACCTCGACCGGCCCGCCCCCTACATGCAATTTGCCGTGAAAGCACGACGCCCTGACCTAATGCCAGCGGTCGTCCACGCCGACGGAACCTCCCGGGTCCAAACAGTCAACGAATACCAACACCCCGGCCTCTACGACGTATTAAGCATGTGGAACAGACAAACAGGCATCCCAATCCTGCTGAACACAAGCCTCAACGTTAGGGATCAGCCAATGTTGAACGACGAACTCGATGTCTTAATATGGAAAGAACTTAACCCACAAGTAAGGATCGTCTCATGAGCGACAAACATTTCGCCGACAACTGGATTTCTGACTGGTGCCTCAACGACGCCGATCGAGCGAAACGAGATCAAAGATTCGCGCACTTCCGCGCATACACCCACTTCCATGGGCTGCCCCAATTTTCCAAAAAAGATCTTCCGGACAAAAGGTACTGGGCCGTCACCCTTTACGACGACGCAACATACGTATCTCGAAACCCAGAACTATTTTGCGCAAGCGAGGGCTACCTAATCACTGACCTACCGAAACACATTTTCGAATATTTCGGTTCGCTACTGGCTCTCGACAACCCGCGACACCACGAAGTGCGGTCAATCGTCCAGCGAGCATTCGGGCCAACCCAAATCGCAGACGTCACAAAACTTGTTGAAAGAATCACCCCCCAGATCATCGACGAAATTATTGAAAAATATCCGGAACGCACGTGCGACATCCATCAAGAACTCTCCGCGCGCATCCCGACAGAAATCACATGCGAAATGATGGGTGTTGCCGACGAAGACAAAAAATGGATGCACGACCGGGTTCGTGAAATTACGGGGAACAGCGATCCGGAGTATCACGGCGGAGAGCGCGCTGACACGTTCCTCAACGCATGCATCTCAATCACCGAGTACGCAGGGCGACTCGCCGAAGAACGGCGCCAAAATCCCAAGAACGACCTCACCAGTCTTCTGGTCAACGCAAAAGAAGGTGGTGTGCTCAACGATGCCGATTTCGGATCGTTGTTCATGGTGCTCATCATGGGTGGTATCGAAACAACCCAGCACGTCACCTCGGGTGGAATCAAACGGCTAACCGAAAACCCGGATCAAAGAAAACTTTTGTGGGACAACTACGACGACCACTGGAAAACCGCCATCGAAGAAATGGCGCGCCTCCAGACACCCGCCATGTATTTCCGTAGAACCGCAACCCAAGACACCGAGTTGCACGGCACCGAAATCAAAAAAGGTGACAAAGTTGTCGTCTGGTACTACTCTGCGAATCGTGACGAAACAGTTTTCCGTAACGCCGAAACGTTCGACGTAACGCGCGACACTCACCCATCTCACGTCGCATATGGCGCACCCGGAATCCACCACTGCATTGGGGCACCGCTTGCGCGAGCACAACTTCGTTCGGTCTTCGCAAACCTGATCGAGAAAATGCCCGACATTCGTTACGCTGACGAAATCGAATACGGTTTCAGTAAGTGGGGTAACGGAATCAAGCGGATGAAAGTCCAATGGTAAACAATGAAATCCGCAGTGAATACGAGACAGCGGAGCATTACATAGACATAGCCCAAATCAGGGAATTCGAAATAGGTAATCGCTGGCCATACAAACGCGGTCAGCAGCAACTGAGACCAACAAACGGGGGCGATGACGTTTTTATCCATCCCGAACTTGGCCCTTGCTCATATCAGGGCACTCAGTTCAATCAAGAAAAATACGAGCAAGGTCGGCTAAATCTAATCAACACCGATGAGTTTGTTGGCCCAAATTTTGTGTCAAACCCCGACTACATGGCAATCGGATGCTCACAAACACATGTCATGGGGCTGCCATACAACCTCTCTTGGCCACACATCATGGCAACGCAACTTGATGTTTCCATCAATGCTTTCGGCATGCCGGGAGCCGGTGTGGCGGAAATTATCGCTAATGCTACGGCAATGATAAAACGCTACGGCCCTCCGGACGTGCTGTGCTTTCTGTTGCCAGACATCCTCCGCTTCGATCTACACGGTTCACCGACTGCTGTATTCGATTACGTTCAACGTCAATACGTCGTCGGAGACAAAAAAGGACGACCCGTCCCCTTAGAACTCCAATCCAAACTCTTAGATAAATCTAAACCGTTGACGATCAGTCCGGATATTGTTGCTCACACCAACCTCCTCCTTCTCGAAACGTTCGCGGGCCTCTGCGATGCAATGAACATCGAACTGCGAACCTACTCGTGGGAGCCCTACACAAACTTCGCTTTAGGTCAAATGCGGTTACAGCAGCAAATGCAGCCACTCCCAGAACACTGGACCACAGGGTCGGAACGTCTGGAAATCTGGCGAGAAAACGGGTTGATCGACCCGTTCACGAACTCTCCGATACCAAGCCTTCAGGAACAGCACCAAGGTGTTGCTTTGCCGAAAGAACATGCGTTATGGCACTCCGACTATTGCACATGCGGCAAAACGCCGCCACCAAACGAATTCGTGCAACAAGTGTGGACATGGGCAGACGACCGGCACTCAGGCAACCATCCGCATCACGGGGTGCACAGCCAAATTCATTTCGCAGAAATTTTCGGCCAATTCCGAATCACCCAAGAAGACATCGACCTTCTCCACCCGTTCTGGGAAGAAGCAGAAAACCCGCCCCCTTACTACGGGCCCAACACATTAAGATCACACACATGAACCCATATCAAATGATGCGGCTCCAAATCCGTCGAATCATCTACCGATGGAAACGATGGAGAGACAAACTCCCACCCCCACACATCTACTAGATAAATCTAACCGCACCCACAGAACGCGAAACAAAAATGAACGACTACGACCACCGCAAAGCCATACAACAACACCTCCACGCCCTCAAACAAGAAAACCACCCCACCTACGACCACGAACACAACCAATGGTGGCGCATCACCGCCTTCGACCGCCTCAACCACAAACACCCACTCCACAACTGGGGATGCTGGCAAGCAACCCCCCAACAACTCAACGCCCAAACCGACCCCCAAACCGGCATCACCTACCACACCGGCGGCAACTGGTACGCACACCAACACAACCCAGAACGCCCCAAACACGACACACCCGGACTCCTCCACCAAATCAACACCGACGGAGACCACTGGCACGAACACCAACACAACCCCCACACCATCACCCTCGGCTGCTCAGTCACAGCAGCAGCAGCACTCCCCCACAACTACGGCTGGCCCTACATCCACCAACACCACACCGGACACACCACCAACAACATCGCAACACCCGGACAAAACATCTGGTACAACGTCCAAAAACTCTTCAAACACATCCAACAATACGGCAACCCACAACAAATACTCCTCCTCACACCCCCACTCGACCGACACACCGGCCCACACAACCAACACCCCCTCAACACCTACAGCACACAAACACTCCACAACAACCCACACACCCAACAATACGAAACACCAAACAAAACCAACCCAGCAAAACACCGCGACACCAACCTCAACGGCCAAAAAACCACCCCCAGCCAAAACCAAGCAATCTGGCAAAACCTCACCGCACTCGACCTCCTCACCACCTACACCCAAACCAACAACATCAAACTCACCACACTCGGCTGGGAACCCAACACCAACGCCACACTCCACATCCTCAACTACCCCCACCACCAACACCACATCCCACCCCACCTACACAAACAACCCGACGAACCCACAACAACAGACCCCAACTGGCACGAATTCGGCAACATCAACCACCCCCACATCACCAAATGGCTCGCACACCCAACCCACTGCCCCTGCGACCTACAACCCCAAACACCACACCAACAACAACTCTGGGACCACGCCGCCAACAAACACTGGAAACACCCCAACCCCCACCCCGGCCTACACCGACAAATCCACTACTACGAAATCCTCACCGGCAACAAAATCGACAACAACACCCTCAAAACCCTCCACCCCTTCTGGCACAACACCACAATCACACCACCAACATGATCAACAAAATCAAACACATCTACCGCCGCATCAAAAACCGCAAAAAACCACAAACCCCCTACACCTACTAACACCATGATCGAACCAACCCCAAACGCACACCACCTCTACCCCCAACACCCATACCCACACAAACCCCCACAACACCCACACCACCAAAACCCCAACACCATCACACTCGGCTGCAGCATCACCTACGGCTCCTTCCTCCCACCCAACTACGCATGGCCCCACATCGCAGCCACAACCACAAACACAAAAATCAACAACCTCGCCAACCCCGGCGACAACCTCGCATCACAAATACAACAACTCGCACAACACACACAACAACACGGAACACCACAAAACATCTGGACACTCGCCCCAGAACAACACCGCACCCACACCCTCATCTGGCAAACACCCAACAAAACCCAACACACCTACCTCAACTGGGACCAACACACCCACACCTACACCATCAACAACCCCAAAAACCACCACACCCCATACCAACACAAACCAGCACCCGGAACACAAAAACCACTACACAAACCACACCCAATACACCCAGAACAAGCAACAACAAAAACACTCGACCACCTCTACCTCCTTCAATGGTGGACACAAACCCACAACATCCAACACCTCATCACCAGTTGGGACCAAACCACCCGAAACACCCTCACCAACATCCAACAAATCAACCCACACCACCCACAACACCCCCAACAAACCCCACTCACAAAATGGTCAGACGCCAACCTCACACCATTCCACCCCCCACACTGCACCCACACCCCACAAACACCCCAACAACAACAACACTGGGACGTCGCAACCGACAACCGACACCCCGGACTCCACACACAAATCCACATCGCCGAACACTTCACCCAACAAACCATCACCAACCAACAACTCCAACAACTCGGATAAATCTAATCAAGTAACGCCACAACCCAAAATATTTCACACCGCCGCCCGGCGGGCGTGGCGTGCGCGGAAAAGTTTCGGGGCTGAAGACTCGTGGGTGTGACGTTTCGTATCAGTTTGATGCGGTTCGTGTTGTTGTTTTTGCTATTTGTGTTGGTTGTTGTGTGGGAGAATGTGTGGATGGGACGTGAAGGTTTTGATGATGTTGTTCGTGGTGACTGGGTGCTGCCTGTCGAGTCGAAACGGGACTGGTCTGGTCGTTCTGTGGAGTGGGTTGATGTTGCGGTTGGCATGTTTTTGGAGGGCGATGGCCCTGAGGTGAAGGGCATGTCGTACACGAAGCCGGAGTTGCGTGAGCGTTTGAAGCGTCGGATCATGGCTGGTTCGAAGGGGGGTCGTCCGGGTCAGTGGTCTGCTCGG